ATGAAACTTTCAGACGCAATTGAAGGCTTTTTTATCTGCAAAACCGGCAACCGCAAGGGCGATTTTTCCCCAAAAACAATCAAGTTGTATCAACACTTACTGAGCAACCTAACCAAAACTCTCCTGGATCCAGATGTAGAAACAATCACCTCACGGGATCTTGAAAAGTTTATGGCGGATCTGGCTAAGCCAGAACGAGGTTTATCCGCATATGCACAAGACAACTACTACAAGGCCATCAGGTCATTCTTCAATTGGGCTGTCGACTCAGTAAATGCACAACCCGCGCACAAGGCACTCCGTCAACCGATTGTGATTGCTGAACCCGTCATTCCCTTTTCAAAGCAGGATATAAAGCGGATCCTGGCTGCCTGTGAGTTTACAACCCGCACATGTCCAGTGAGCCGGAAGCCCTACACCCAATCAAGGCCAACAGAGACGAGAGATAAAACGATTATTTATTTGCTTTTGGATACGGGCTTGCGAATCGGTGAGCTCTCGCGCCTTACCATGGATGATATATTCATGGATCACAATACATTGCGGGTAACTCCCTACCACACTGGCAAGAAATCGCGCCCCCGTGAGGTGCCTTTCGGAAGGTTAGCCAAACGATGGCTCTGGCAATTTATTACTGAGTATAAACCAGCGAACAACCGGCCGGTGTTTGGGCTTACTGTCACCGGTCTTTCCAGGTTGTTTGCGAGGTTGGAAAAAAGTTCCGGCATTCCTGGCGTTCATGCCCACAGATTCCGTCACACTTTCGCAATCGAATACATCCGTAACAGTGGGGATATATTCTCACTTCAATACATCCTCGGGCACTCGGACCTCACAATGTGTCGGCGGTATCTTGCGATTGTTAAAGCGGATGCTCAAAACGCGCATTTGAGAGCAAGTCCAGTGGATAATTGGTTGTGAGTAGTATTCGTTATACTGAGGATCTTGTGCAATTTTTGCCCAGGTTATCGGTTATATCGAAAAGTTTGATATAATAAACTTAATAGTACCAGCCACGCGAGGCAATCCAGCAAGGTCCGTACAACCGATGTTGGAGTAAGGCAACCTCACAAAGTACAAGTGAGAAACAGTCAGCGCACCCCGGCTGGTCATTTATTTTTATCGGCTATACCCGATAAAACTCAGTATAAAGGAAAAGGTTTCGATCATAATCGATGCTTTTTCTCCACAAAATTGAGAAGAATTCACATATTTGGCGCGATCATGTATTAATTTTGTGGTTTTTAATACATGAGAAACAAAAAGCCCCCACGTTTATGAGGGCCTTTTTATGTAGTGAATCTCCAGCGGAGCTGTCGGCATCGAAACCGAGTTTTGTATCCCGTAGGATACAGCGAACCTTCCAGCCCCAAAGTTATTGTATGGATTATATCAAATGTCTCTCACATTACTATTCAATATAGCTTGCAGTCCCCTATCCCTATCCCAAACAAAGGCTTGCGCTTGCCTTACTGAGCCAATAAAGCCCTTCTCGGAATGCCATGCGTCGGTAGCGGTGATTGCGGAGATCCTTCGAAATACAATTCCATTTTTGGTGACAGTTGACTCAGTATGAAGGTGTCCGAGATGGTACTCACGCCATACCGACTTCCCCCACATCTCTGGCGATTCTATCTGCATAAGGCCCTCGAGACGTTTACCTTCTTCTGCTCCATGTGCAAAACCAATGAGACTGTTGCCATAAAGATGATATTTGCGCGGTGTAGGTGTGAGATCAACTTCTACACTCTCAGTAAAAGCGTATCGTTGTGCGATTCCAACAGTTGCCGCATAAGACAGCATGGTATCGTGATTGCCTGGTACCCACATGACTTTCACCGGCGCAAGTGCCCGACATTGTTCGATCGCCAAAACGAGCAGCTCGATTCCTTTAGCAAACATTTTTTGCCAGCGTGAATCCGTATCAAGCTGGGTGCCTGAAGTCGTTGTCACACCTGGAGTATCAAAGTGAAAGAAGTCCTGACCGATGGGGAATAAAATGTATTCCGGATTACCTAACACTGATACCTTACTCAGTATGTCAGTTACAGTTTCTTTCCATAATCTTTCAGCGATTTTGAGATCATAATCGTCTTGACCAGTTTCTTCACCCCATGCGAGTTTGCCCAGGTGGAAGTCCATAATCGGTAACTCCAACATGTAGTCGCCAGGATTATGCTTATACTGAGTGAGTTTTGTGGGAGAGAGTTTTTTGAACACCTCGATGATTTGGTCGGAAGTCAGCTTGCCACCAAGTGGCTTGACCGTGAGTGTGACGGAATACTTCCTGTTTGTATGCAGCACTCCTTCACCGTCTGCATTCTTGATCGTCACATCCCACGATCCGCTTACCAGTCTGCAAGTCACTACCTCCCAAAGCAGTGAATCAAATCCGCATTTCTTCATTACTGAGATCGGTGAGGCAGCTTCATCATCATTGAGATATATATCCCGTTTGATGGTTTGCGATTTATCTTTGTTGTAGACCGTTTCCTGCTGAGTATACTGAGTGCTTTTGTTATCTGCATTCATCCGTGCCAATGTGTTCAGGTGCAACCGGATGCCTGCCAGGTATTTCTTTGCATTACTGGGCGATAACTCCTTACCGTACAACCGGCGCATTTTTTCTTGTGGATTGCCCGGGGTTTCGAATACCTCTGCTTCTATTGGATTCATAAGATTGCTGCGGTTAAGCGTATTTTTATTGGCATTATTTTCTCCGATAAGCGACTACTCTATAAACCTTATTGTCATACTTACTGAGGTTTATCAGCGTTCCCGTCTCTGGGTCAACTGCCCACCAACCATCAGAACGTTCGCCAACAATTACTACCCAATGCTGGTTGAGTGCACCGCCTGCGTACATGTCCACGAGTGCCAGAACTGGTCGCTTGCTATTTAAGATTTTCCGTGCCTGTGTTTGCCAACCTTCACCGTTCCAGTACCAGGTGTAGTCAGTCAACTCCCTTTGAATTTCAGAGTACAACACGCCCGGATATTTCCAGTACATGTTGTTGGTGTGAATTGTCTTGCCATTTTTCTTGTAAGACTCGTACCCACCTTCCGCACTCAACCGTTTGTTATATCTTTTAGGGTCTATATCAATGCCGAGATAGTCAAGGTAGATTGCTACGTCTGTAACCAAGCAGCCTTGTTGACCTAATGTTATGTAGGTGTACCCCATACGGTCATTCGCCCAACGTGGGTCGTGCTGCGACCACAGCTTCACTTTCAGCAAGCCGTTCCAATCGTCCTCGACTGGTTCAGGTTCTGGAACAGTTACAATCGGTAAGTAGACGTTATGCGTTCCACGCCCAAAGTAAGCGTTCAGCTGCTCTCGTGTGCCGTTGAATCGGTTTTGGTCAACGTAGTAACTGCCTACCCCAACCTCTCGCCCCTTGCCTTTTTCGCAAGTCTGATGAAACAGCCATTTGCTTACGCCTGTGGGTAACAATGGCGGCGGTGGCATCTCTGGCGTGTATAGCGGATAAGGGAGTGCCGTCCGATAATACGCCAGCCACCAGTCGGCAGCTATAAGTCGTAGGTCGGTCAAAAGCATATTGTCCTGAACCCAGTATTTGCGAGAATACAAAATCGGATAGCGACCAGTCACTTCTTTGATGCGTTCCATCATCACAAGCACCCGTCTCGAGACTTCAGCCTTTGACAATCCGTGACCGCTCTTTTCAAGGTCAAGCACCAATCGGTCATACTTCCAATCCGCGCCAGCTTGAGTCACGATGTCAATCAGGTGGTTGGCTTGTCTGGTTGGGTCGTCGCTTAGCCAGACGTAACAGTATGCCCCTCTGTTGTGTCCGATGAGCCCAGTCCAGTTTTGATAGAACTTTGGGTCGGTATAACCCCAACTCTCAGTCGCCTTCACAAACACAAAAGACGTGTTCGCTTTCATCTTGGCGTAGTCATTCACGCCTTGATGTTTACTGATGTCGATGCCAAATGGTAGTGTCATTACTGCACCTTCTTAATTGTTTGGTAGCGGTTGATTTCTTCGCAGTTGGGCTGAATCATGGTTTGATTACCTCTTTCCATAACCAACTAAGTGAAATTGCTTCTGCGCCAGTCAAACAGGAATCCGGCAACCGTTCCGGGTCAATAGGTGCAGAGGTCAATTCGATTTCTGCTTCAAACTCCCCCCGGATTTCGGATTCAAACTCGCTTACGTTTTCAGGTTTAATCCTGAATTGCCCGGTTTGATTTTCCCCGTCAAAAACTTCCTCGCCATATTTTTTCAAGACTTCCGTTCTGAATTCCTGCGCCTTATCAAAAATAGGTTTGATTTCCTCGACCACTTTCCCGAGTTGAATCGACACCGCTAAAGGAAGTTTCTGTTCTAACAAGGCACTCAAAGCCTTGTCTGAATTTAGTAATTTCGCAATTGTTGTTTTCATTATTTTCCTCTTTTACTCCATATAAGCATAGATAACAGCGCCGCCATAAGCCTGCGTAGAAGCCCCATAACATTTCACATTGAATCTGCCCACATCATCAAGCCCAATCCAGCCAGCGACATCTGACCCGATTCCCGCTACCATTGCCCTTGCCAACAGCCAAACATCCGAAGTGCCATACTTTTCAAACGTGAGATAATAACTGGAACTGGCAGTGCCCCAAACAGTGTATGTGCGGATATAAATCATCTTGGCAGAGGAAGAGATTCCAAAGTCCTGCACATCATAGGTGGTAGTAGTGTTTACGGTAAAAGCCTTATTTGTATAAAGACTTATAGGGCTATCTAAAAGTACAACTCTCTCTGCCCGTTTCCAGTTAGACGAGTAAATCGTTCCGGTAGTACTTCCAGTCGCAAGCCCATAAGTGATAGTCAGCCCAGACGTTGATGTCGCAATTGGTCGGATTTTTATGACAGAAAAAATCCAATTATTAATTGCCCTAACCTGAATTTCATAAACGCCGGTTGTAGTTTTTACCACCCTGCAATAATCGCTGTGGTTTCCGACAACCTCTGCGTCATTAGGAACGTCTTGGGTACTGCCAGAACGAGTACAACGGATAGAGAATTTATATGTTCTGGGTATAACCTGCCCCCAGTTTCCAGACCCATAATTGAACTCCAATTCAAAGTTTGCGCCACGATACGTGCCAGTATTAAATTCGAGAAGGGCAACCCTCTGCCACGTTGTGCCAGTCGAAGAACTATCATGCAAAACGGTATATTCAGGTTGGTATAAGTTGTTGTGTTTGACTGCCCCGGAATTTATATTCAGGTTGCCATTGGCATTGATTGTGCCATCGACAACGAGGCTGCCTGAAATATCTGCATTGCCAATAATATTAATACTATCGGCTGTTAGATCAATCTTTGAAGATGGTGTTTTTACGTCTGCCTGTATCAATATTCTTGCTTGCTTGTCAGTGTAAGTAGCATTGTAATTAGTTGTTTCGATCAGGAGTTCTGATATTCCATTTTGCGAATTGATATCACCACTGATACCTGCTTTGTAATTCCAGTTACTGGAATATAGACCATTAATATAATAACTAAAAGTAGTATCAGTTACACCACCTAATTGAAACTTATTTCTGGCAACCCATTGATTATCAAAGACATCTTGTCTATACAGGTATTGATCATAAGTAATAGAAGATCGCCCATAATTGGTTATCCAATCATACTTAATCATTGGATTCCCTGAGTTGCTTTCAAATAAATGCGTGACTTGATTTCCGGCGTTATACCCAACAATTGAATAAAATTCCTGGTTGTGATAATTGAACTTTATGGTGTTGGATGGGTCTGCTGAATATTGAGGAGTATTGATGGTTATACCATCTTCGTCTAAAATTACATCGCCGCCTCCGGCATAGAGTTTACCGTCACTGCCTCCCCACCATTGTTTGATGTTATTGTTCAAACCGCCCATCATCATTATGGCAGGAGAACCTTCGGACCAGATGGCAGAACCAGTAAAGTCTGTGCCCCAAACGCCTGTGCCTTGTTGTAATCGGCCAGTTGTTTCTATCGTTACAATGTGAGCCAAAGCATCACCAAGTAATCCTTGTGCTCCTTGCTCTCCCTGGTTACCTTGCGGACCAGTGATACCTTGTGGGCCTTCTTCGCCCTGGTTGCCTTGTGGGCCATCCGGGCCTTGTGGGCCTGATAGACCTTGACTGCCCTCTACACCCTGATTGCCTTGCGGTCCTTCATCTCCCTGATCGCCCTGTGGGCCAGTCAAGCCCTGTGGGCCTGTTAGACCTTGATTACCTTGCGGTCCGGTAGGGCCAATGGCACCAACTTCTCCCTGGCTTCCTTGTACACCCTCCGGTCCAGTGGATCCTTGAGGGCCAGTGGATCCTTGAGGACCAGTTGCACCTGTTTCACCTTGATCACCAGTAGGTCCTTGTGCGCCTTCAGCACCAGTTGGCCCTTGTGGACCAGTAGCACCAATCGCACCGGTAATACCTTGTGTTCCTTGGTTACCTTGTGGGCCTGTCAAACCCTGCGAACCAGTCGCTCCAGTAGGACCTTGAGGACCTTGCTCACCTGTTTCACCTTGAATACCGGTGGGGCCTTGACTTCCTTCTGCACCAGTAGGACCTTGAGGACCAATCAAACCAATCGGGCCTGTTTCGCCTTGATAACCTCTCAACCCTTGAGGTCCTGTTAGACCTTGATTGCCTTGTGATCCCTGGTTACCTTGAGGACCTGTCTCTCCAGTTGCTCCAGTAGATCCCTGAGCACCGGTGGTACCTGTAGCACCTTGACTGCCCTGTGGGCCTGTTTCGCCTTGAGATCCTGTGGAACCCTGATTACCTTGAGGGCCAGTCAAACCTATCAAACCGGTAGGACCTTGACTGCCTTGGGATCCTTGTGGGCCTTGAGATCCAGTGGGGCCAGTATCGCCTTGATCGCCAGTATCGCCCTGTGCACCCTTCAATCCTTGTACACCTTGCGGACCTTGTACACCAGTTGGGCCTTGAGATCCGGTTGCGCCAGTGCTTCCTTGTGCGCCTTCAGCACCTTGATTACCTTGCGGTCCAGTGGGGCCTTGTGCGCCGGCCAAACCTTGCGGTCCTTGTGGACCTATGGCCCCTTCCTGGGAGAGCATGGACCAGTTGGCATTAGGGGGAGGAGTACTCGAAGTATGTGTATTGATGCAGATATAAGAATCGCCATCGTAATGGACTGCATCATCCTGATTGTATAATGTGGCAGTAGTCCAGTCTCCACGCCAGATAATACCTTCCGGCCCCATTGCGCCTTGTGCGCCCTGATTGCCAGTTACACCCTGATAACCCTGATGTCCTTGTGCTCCTTCTTGTCCTTGCGATCCCTGTGGACCAGTGGATCCGGTGCTTCCTTGTGCTCCAGTAGCACCATCCGCACCTTGTACGCCTTGTGTTCCTTGTTTCCCTTGATAGCCTTGGTAGCCTCGGAGACCTTGGGGACCAGTGGCTCCTTGTACACCTTGCGTACCCTGTGGGCCAGTGTCTCCAATTGCTCCCTGTACACCAGTTTCACCCTGCGGACCCTGTGCTCCGGTATCGCCTTTACTTCCTGTCAAACCTTGCGTACCCTGTGCGCCGGTAGTACCAGTAGATCCCTGATCTCCCTGGGCACCCTGTGGGCCAGTATCTCCGGTTGCTCCGGTTTCACCAATTGGGCCTTGACTACCTGTCAAACCTTGTACGCCTTGGGGACCTGTTTCTCCAGTATCACCTTGACTACCTGTCAAACCTTGAGGGCCTGTCTCTCCAACAGATCCTTGAGATCCTTGGGAACCTTGAGAACCTATGGCTCCTTGTGCACCGGTCTCGCCAATGGCTCCTTGTGCTCCAGTCACGCCCTGTGGCCCTTGACTGCCTGTGGCTCCTTGGCTTCCAGTCACGCCCTGGTAGCCTTGTGGCCCTTGGCTTCCAGTTGCGCCTAAACTTCCTTGAGAACCTTGCGGACCTTGTGATCCTATAGCACCTTGAGGGCCTGTCTCTCCGATGGGGCCTTGCGCTCCATCTACACCATCGTCACCTGCTAAACCTTGATGCCCTTGATATCCTTGTGGGCCTATACTTCCGACTTCTCCTTGAGCACCAGTGATGCCTTGCTCACCTTGATAACCCTGTTCACCTTGAGGGCCCATAACACCTTGAGGGCCAGTGTTACCAACAACGCCTTGAGGACCTACTATGCCCTGATAACCTTGATAACCCCGGACTCCTTGAGGTCCTTGCAAACCTTGAGGGCCAGTAGATCCTTGATAGCCCTGATCTCCAGGCACACCTTGATTACCTTGCTGACCAGGTACGCCTTGAGGCCCCTGGTAGCCTTGATTGCCTTGGGGTCCTTGATGGCCGAACTCATACCAACCATCATTTGTTTCGTTCCGGATCTTTAACGTGGCCATAGGCTTTCTCCGATAGGCTTATTGTCTTTGAGAACAATTAGATCGGCATACACATAAGGAATATTATTTTCTTTGTGCCATTCTGTAGGGAATCCCTGGATCAACTTACCTACCTGGAATCTCCCGAAGAATTCTGGCTGAATATACTTGGCATATTTTTCATTGGTGTAATACCAGAAACTGTTTAGGTTCCAGAAACTGACATGTGTGGGATCTTGGAACGCTCCCCTACCATCAGTGGAAGGTACGGCAATTCTTAACCAACCTCCGGGGGCCAGTACACGCCAGGCCTGATTCATAAATCGAATTGGATCTTTCATGTGTTCTACAAAATCAGATGCTCTTATATAGCCGACTGAATTATTAGGGATTGCGCCCCAACCGAATTGGTTGTCTAAAGAAAGATCCAACATGATATCGCATGGAGGAAGTCGATCAACTGATTTCATTCCTTCAGTCGGGCTGAATCTTGCACCCAGATCCAGGGCAAGCAGTTTATTATCTTCTGCCCAACGCAATAAGATCTTGTGCATATGCCGGTCATAGTTATTCCAACTTTGTTCTGCGATCTTCTGTGCTTTTTCCTGGAAGGTATTGCCTGGGTGGACCCTGTAAATATACAGAGGCTCATCATGCTGATAGAATCCTGCCCTGCCATAAGCAATGTAGAACCGCATGATTAGATCGTGATCATCTCCAACCTCGAGGTCCTTATCATGACCGCCAATAGCATCATAGGCTTCTTTAGTCCAGGCTCTTACATGATTGGGTGCCCAAAAGATCTGCCGTAATGAATTAGGGTTGACCGGAAAACTAAGATTGTATTCCTGGGGCTTGCCATTCAGATCTTTTGTTGCCGTTTCCCAACCATAATAAGGCCCATATAGATGGGAGGATCCATCAGGTTTGATCTCAAAACTTTCTGAATAGAAAAACACTTTGTCGTTACATAACGCTTTATTGATTTCTTCTAAAGCATTAGGCATGAGTTGATCATCGGCATCTAGTTCAACGATGATCTCTCCTCTTGCGATTTCACATGCTCTCTTTTTCAGAGCACCAATCTTAGGAGTATCGAACTGATCCCATAGATCTGATTTGTCATAGATTCGTACTTCATGAGGTGCGGCTCCACCATTGTTCTGAAGGATAATCCATTCAAAATCCTGGAAGGTTTGTGCCTTGAGGGAGCGCATGGCCTCCTCGATATACTGATTTCCTTTTTCATGTAGTGGGGTAATAACACTGATCTTAGCCATTCGTATCTAACCATACCATTCCTGGTATCGGACTTGCCGGTTGGGTGTCCGATATCAAACTAATTGCAGTTGCCTTGGTTGCATGCTTAGCAGATCTTGTGATGTCTGATCCTTCAGCAGAGGCATACTGTTCATGGTCATGCCCCGCAGTAGCAAAGGCAGTAGAATCTAACCCATCCAGTTTATCGGAGTCAGCCGCTTTTGCATTAACCCCCAAGAAATCAGCAGCGTGTTTTCCGTCGACTTTATCAGAATCGGCTGCCTTCGCAGTAGTCAGCAGATACTGTGGGTGGTCGTTGTCAGCCAAACCAGACAATGCACCGTGGTCAGTTACACCTCCGCCACCTTCACCTATTTTGGCGTACACTTCGTCATGATTGTGAGCGGTTGATATCGGGTAAAGTTTTGCCATAGTTGTCCTTTTCTAAAACATTGTTGCATCGCCAGAGAGACCGCTACGGAGATCGAACTCAATGTATGTATATGCAAGGTTACCCGTAAAAGAGTAAACTATCGCATTACCTGGACTTGGACTCGTAACTGGTGGAAATATAATGAGCGGACTGTCATTGGCTGCAATAGTGAGCAGCGAACTGACTGAGATTGGGAATTCAATCGTACCGGGTGCTGGCAGCGAGGCAGGAGTCAAGTCGCAGATTACCTCGGTAGAATAGTCGTTTCCTGCGCTTTCACCACCTGGGCTTGTCCAGTTGTTTACCCCGTTGTATCTAATCCATGTCATCCCTTGTGCGGCTGGTTTCAACAACCGTCGGATTCTCATTTGGAAAGGGGTTGTGACCGCATTAGTAGAATACATAACCAGTCGCGGATAGCGAACTCGATACTGAGAAATTCCAGCCAATTGACTTGTATCAATCTTTAGTGCTGCCGTGTATCTTCTGTTTTCACCATTTGAAGTTGAGTAATACCACCCAACTCTGACATACCCGTTGGAAAAAGCCCAATCATAGTTTTCCTCCATATAGTTTTGCCAGGTGCAAGGCAGTTGGACTATCACGACGGCACCCCCTGCAACACAAGCGTTATACTGAGCCCAGCCGCACCAGTTCCCGCGGCGGTCACATTCGCTCCCAAAAAGCCGTTGGTAATAGCGGTTTTATAAGACGCTGCGATAGTCCCACTTGCAGCCATTCCAGTTGCTGAAGCCGCGAGGCTCAAGGTCGCCATAGTACCGCCCTGATTAGATAGCACAACGGTTGTAGCCGTACTGCCTGCGATCGCAAGGTTTATTCTCGCGTCCACAACAACAAAGTTATTGAGCGATACCGCCCAGGGGAAAAATTTGCTCAAGTTGATGACTTCAACTGTCTCAAGCGGTGCTGTCACCCTGAGTACAAGTGTTCGTTTTATTGAACCGAGTTTTGCCTCAGTAACCGCATTGTCCGCAATTCCTGCAGCCAACACTTGTCCAAATCCTACGGTTGTACCAGCCCGTCTCAAAACCTGACCATCAGCACCTGCTACAATGTCCGCTGGGTTTGCCACCGCATTTGTACCGTTACCAATCACTGAGAGAGCAGCACTATCTCGTAATTTTGTAGCATCTACGGAGTTATCCGCAAGTTTCCCAGTAGTTACATTCAGATCTTTGATTACCGAGGTCTCAACTGCATCGGTAGCAAGTTTTGCAACTGTAACGATTGAATCTGCGAGTTGTGTAGTCGAGAATATTTTGATATTCCCCGCCTGCAATTTCTTTGTTTTGTTTGCGGACACCGCTTCTGAAATATCAACAGCGGTTATCAGGTCGCCGGTTGCCAGGTCAATAAGTTCTGTTAACTCTGATACTTTCACTACAATTGGATCAGCCATAGTTATTTCTCCTCAGTATTACTGAGGGATGTATTCCATCCCTCGAAATGTCGCAGTGGTAAGAAATCCACCAGTCAAGTCGATCTCAAGTCGTTCAGCAACTCCAAGCAACTGTTTATCTCGAAACGAATCAATTTTGCACAACTTTCCGATATCCATAATCTTTGGGAACATCTGGACACGTGTTTGATGTCGTAAGTTGTAGTATTCAACGATCTTATTTAGGACATCTTGAGCGTTTCCGGAATTAACCAACATTGCATTTTCGACGGTGATAGCACTGCCAGTGTCTTCAATCTCATGATGTCTATGAGGTCTGTCTGCTGACAACCACGGATAGCCCCACAAGGTGATCTGCCCGGCAACGGTTACATTTACAGAGACAAAATTGCTGCCGAACATGAATGTTTCAAGCTCTGTGGCAATCCTAACGGTGGCATCGCCCCAAACACCGACGGAATCCTCAGTAACAATCACCCTGCCATCCTCAGTAGCAACATAAATGGGAAATGCGCCTGCACCCACACCCCACACTTTCCAGTATGGTTTGGGATATGAAATAATATAATTTCCTGGCTCAAGCCAAGCGGAGTAGATTTCCTCGACCGTTTGCGCTTCAGCACCCAAGTTGTAGTAATCGTGACTGATTAGTTCAATGTCTGTCACTTGTGGCAGGTGTGTTACAACCTGCTCACCGGCTTTTTCTGCATTGGTTACTGTGGCATAAGAACCAGCTTGCGACTGTTCAGGTAAAGCCGCATTGCGAAACGCTAAATACCTATTGTTGTTTGTTCGCACTGCTGCCCGTGCCACAAAACACACTTGCTGCAAGGCATCTCTAACGTTCGATGGTGGAATCCAACCCTTGAATTGCCTTTCTATTACCGTTAAGTCAAAGACAGCCGATTTTCCAATGTACTTCAGTATGTCTTCAATAATATAAGCGATGTATGTGTCAGTTTCCCAGAAAGACCCAGGATATTCCGTATTCGCACAAACACCCAAAATGTCAACTAACTGAAATCTCAAGATGTTTTCTGTTTCCATCTCCCATGTATCAAGGTAGAACTGCCCAATAATTTGGTTTACTCCATCCACATACACATAGAGTGTCATAGGCAAATGCTTAGACAATGCGTTGTAAAAAGTACCATCTGAGAATATAGAAAACCGTGGATCGGTGGTAAAAATGCTTACTGATGCAGTGCTTACTGGCAGAGTTGCGCTTATAGGATGAGTCTCAAATAAGACGTTGCACTCCAGAATATCAGAGCCAGAAAACTCAATCTTAGTACCATCTAACACAAATCGAATAATCGGATAAGTCTCTGCCATTATGTTGTCGGTCTCTTTCCTCTTGACACAAAGGATGTTGACAGCCCTTTCCAGTACGTTACACCGTCTTTTTGCTTGCTCACCTCATGACGGGTATTCGCAAAGTAGCCCTCAATCTCACGTTCACCAAAAATAGTGGGAAACTTCACCGTATGCCAGGGCACTGGCTCAGTAAGCTTGAACCAAAGGTCGGAGTAAACCTGTGAATTGCGGTAAGAGGCGGCAAATTGGATTTCGTAGTTGTCATATACGCCAATCAACTCACGATGTAGCACACCGTCAACCGTCCGCTCTGCGTACTTATCCAGCATGTCCGCCTGTCCGGATAGAGAGACGATAGGGATGTCATAGTCAATGCTGTCAATTACAATCATCTTATTCCACTCCCTGAGATCAAGCTTGTACCCACTCGTTTATCAATCTTCTTGACCGCTTCATACAACACTTGACCGTCAAGTTTGATTACATTGTGGATCGTGTCCTGTCTTGATTGATTGCGCCCAAGTTCCTCACGGATCAGGTCTCTCAGTAAGCTCTCAGGTGCTTCAATGTTTGTACCGTGTTTCTGGTCGCCTAAGATTGCCGCAAACGGCGCATTAGCTGGGATAACTGCGCCGGTAGCAAGCATGGGGATTTGAGGGGCGGTCATCGTCGCAATGTTAAATCCGAATGTTTCGCCGCCCAATCCTGGAACCCAGTCGGGGATTTTGAAATTCAGTTTGTTCAACAATCCGATCACCGCATTGATACCGTCCACAATCCCCCGGATCATGCCGTTGATAAAACCGATGATCCCGTTGATAACGCCCTTGATTGTGTCGCTGATACCTTCCCATACTGAGGTAAAAGTTTCCTTGATTGGATCAAGAACTTTCTCACTAAACCAGTTCTTCGCTCCTTGCCAAAGTTCTTTAATTGAATCCCAAGCGCCGGTGACAACTGATTTGATTGTGTACCAAGCGGCTGTAAAAATGACGCGTATTGGAGTGGCAACCTTCGCATCAAACCAGTCCTTGGCAGTTTGCCAGATCGCTTTGATGTCCTCCCAAAGATTTACAAAAATTCCTGATACCTTTTCCCACAACCCCTTGAAGAAATTTGCGATCGGATCAATAACACTTGTTTTGAACCATTCACCGGCATTATTCCAAGCTGTTTTGATGATCTCCCATGCTTCAGAAGCCTTTTCCTTGACCAAATCCCAGTTGTTTGCCAACCAACCCAGCGCTGCAAGTAATGCAAGAACCGCGGCGATAACCAACAACGCCGGTGCATAAACAGCAGCCGCAGCAATGGCTAACCCTGCGAAAATGACCAACAACACATTGAACGCATCTGGATTTTCATTTATCCAATTAGCAAAACCTTCAATTGCTTTTGCGAGTAGATCAATGATAAATATCACGCCATCACGGACAAGTGCGATAAAAGGTTCAAAGTCAATACCACCAGGGAAAAAGCGCTCAAACGCGCCTTTTACAGCCTCTCCCACCTTACCGAGAGCCTCACCCAGCCTCCCAAATGCTTCACCCAGGGGTGCGAAGAATGCTTTTACTCTTTCAACAAACGCCCTGATTCTTTCTTCCATTTCGTCAAGCGCGCCTAAGGTTGGCTCAGTATCTGGCACTGGCATAGGCATACCACCGCCCCCACCACCTTCACCAGGACCACCGCCGCCTTCTTCAGGGGGATTGAGCACATTTAACTTATCGAATGCAGCAAGAGAACCTTTTGCAGCTTTATTTGCGTCCTCAAGATTGTCAGCCATCTCACCAGTCGCATCAGCTGCATCTTGAGCTCCTTGCGCGGTATCATTCATACCTACGTTGGTGCCAAACAGCAAATTCATGACCCGCCCTACGATGTTGAACAACCTCGTAAACCAGTTGATCACCTTGGTAATTACGGGGATAATTTGGTTCAATACAGGGATGATCGCATTACCAACGGCAACTCTTAGGTTGTAGAACGCCGTTCCAAGCTGTGATACCCGCCCAGCGTAGGTATCTGCATATTTAGCCGCGGCACCTGCAAAGACACCGCCTTCCTTCATAAAGCCGTTGTATTCTGCTTGTCGCTTTTGAGCTAAGGTCAACGCGTTAGTTGTCGTTCCAATTGATCGCGCGTACTCGTCCCACATTCTGGCAACATTCGTCTGAATACCCACGGAATCGGTCAACAAGCTGTTTTCCATCCGCAAACCTTGAGTGGCTTTTTCGATCGCTTCACCCATTGAGTATTGACCTTGACGGCCAAACGCGGCTGAGTCTTTCATAATCCTCAGCATGTCTTCAATTTGAGCGGTATCGTACCCGCGCATGACCATATTCTGATACGCCTTGATCGCGTCTGTCAGTGGGACCAACCCATCAGAAACGTAATCTTCCAGAAAGCCTTTTGCCTCAGTAAGAGAACGATTGTTCGCATTCAAAACAAAACCAAGCCCGGTCCATGCGGATTCAGATTTTGCCGCCGCTTCCACCGAGGCTTTTGAGAAATTGACGATCGCATGAATGCTGAACCCAACACCAACTGCAAGAGCCAGTTTGCCCAACATGCCACTGACTTTAGTCAACCCCGTATTGATACCAGCTGCATCCAGTCTCGTCTTGATTCTTACTTCACCGGCGTAAGTTGTCATAGGCGCTCTCCATTACTCAGTAATTCAAATAGAGTGACATTTTCGTTGTCAGTCTCCGTTAGGGCTTCAGAGGGATCGACCACTTCAAACGCATCCCCGAGCTTAAGAGCATATTGCCGCTCCTCTTTGCTTGCTTCCCCGCTGTTCACGCGTCGGCGTAGGTTTACAAGGTTGCAAAAGCCCGTATCCGCGCCCAGATCCTGAAACAGTGCTAAAAATTGCCACCAGTGAAGGTCGACCTTTTGCAGATCAATCCCATGAGTCTGACGAAATGCGGCATAAATCAATGCTGAGTCCTTTTCAAACGAATATAGCCGGGTATTATCCGCAAATGGATTTTCTTCTTCCGGCGGCTCTTTCCCGCCATCCAGAAACTTCACCGCGAGTTTTATCGCCGTTTCTACATCGTCCGGGATCGTCTCTCCGTAAATGCGTCTCAGTAAAAGGATGCATTTCTCTTCATCCGTGAGCTCGCTGCTTTCCATATCAAGAATGCAACCAAGCCCGGTACGAAAGTCGGAATTAACCGCATATTCAATGCCGTTGATTTCGATTGCTTCAGGGAGCTCGTCAACAAGAATGTTCACGGTTATTTCATTACCTTTTTCTTAGCAACACTTTTACTGAGCCGGTCATCAATCTTTTTGGCACCTACTGCTTCAAACTTACTGAGCACGTATTCCAAAAACACCACCATGGATTCAAAATCGAAGCCATCCGCAAACACGATCCCACTGGTGCCATCACCAAAAGCAACATCAATTTCCGTCATGAAGAAGTCGGCAATGTCAACCGTCAACTTCATAGCGGTTTCGATCTTCAATGGCAATCCGAGGGAATCCTCCCCTTCTATAGTTTCCAACTCAGTAAGTTGGGCTTGCATGTCGTCTTGTTTGCGCTTTGCCTCTTTCGCAAGGTTATAGATCCTCGCTCGCAGGTGAACATCATCGGGGTTGAATTTCACAACACGCTCCGGATCATCATCAATCATGACCTCAACGCGCTTAGTTTTGAGCTTTAATGATTCCATACCGTTGGTACCTTTCTGCCCCCGGTTGTTCCAGGGGCATTAGTAAGTGGTAGATTAGGTTGCAGCGAATGTCTTGGCAACGGGTTCAAAAGTGCCCAACACAGGATCACCTGCATCATAGATCGTGTATTTGATCTTTGCAGTGGTTGCGCCTTCACCACCAATGGATTCGATTCCAATATTGACGGTGACTTTTTCTGCCGGCCAAACCGAAGGGGTGCCAGTGGGGGTTTTGTATGCCCACACATTCACCAGTTCGGTTTTCAAACCGTCGAGCACCGCCATGTTGATCCGCAGATTGTCGATGAAATCAAACACGGGATCTCCGGGATACACCACTCCCTCGATGGCGAGTGACCGCGCGTAACCGGTGATATCAGTAACCTTGCTGTCCATCGTGATATCAGCGGTCTCTTCCGTTTGCGGGTTATACGCGATCTCACCCGTGCTTACCGCGTAACCCAGCCGACTCCAGACAGGCGCAGCGATTGTGCCAGTGTTCAAATAGTGCTGGATAGTTGATCGTTTTGCTTTAGTTGCAGTCATTGTTATTCCTCACATTTCATAAACTAACTTACAGAGGATCTGAAATACCCCTGTTTTTTCAGCGCGCTCGATGATCGTTGCTGTATCAAGCGCTTCAATTGAGATAGCAGTTTTGCCAGTATCCAACGTTGGCAAGTTGCCCGATTCCGTTTGTTCATCCAACCAGTCAGCAAACGCCTCATAAAATTCAGCTGCCAGAAGCGCGCTGTTATCTGCGATCACTTCCACCGCGCCAAATCCAAAGGGATAGCTGACGGTCTTGTTTCCAATAATGTCTTCTTCCACCTGTTTACCAGGTACCAGAAAGACGGTATAACTCAGCGGTTCTTCACCCAGCATTTCCACCCACACGGGGCGATCGTCTTCGAGGCTCTGATAGCTCAGTAAAAAGTCCTGAACGGCTTTGATATCGCTCATAAACCCCTCACGATGAATGCTTTCGTGCTTGCTTTGATCCGTTCACCATTTACAGCCCATGAACGATCAAACCAGTAAGGCCCGCCGTTGGGGTTGATATTCTGGGTTGTCTTCCGATTCACCAGGTGATATTGCCGCCATGCGTAAGGAGCGATCCAGGCTACTTCACCGGTGCCGGCTTCAGTACCCAAAATACCGGACTTCACCAACATAGAGGTAACAACTGGTGCAAATTTATTAGAGGTCCGCAATACCTCACTGTCTAAAAACACTTGCGCGCGGTTGTGATTTTGATTTAGCATCGGCGCAAATTCAGGGTTCCATTTCAGCTCAGTAGTTACCCGGCCACTCTTTGTGACTTTATGCTTGATAAACCCTCGGGGCGTTTCAATAAATGCGATCCCAGCCATTATGCGCCACCGATCTGGATGTGTTTCATCGATACCGCGCCATAGTCTTTTAAATCCACTGATGTAACCTTCACTGCATCATATTTCTTGATCAACGCAGTAATGGGGAAATTCGTGGTTATTTCATCTTTCACAATTCCCTTCACCAGGTAATCACCAGTCTTTATACTGAGCGCTTCCCGTTCAGATCCGTCACTCAGTAAAGAAGGGATGTAAATATTGGCTTTATCCGCGCCCAAATTCCCCGACTTGATGACGTTGGTCGCCTTGCTCGCTTGCCACATGACCTCATTAATTTCGTGTCGTGTGTAGGTCTGGGCGTTGTTCACAAGACGACCTTCGTACCAAGTTAAAGAATGCGGGGCGTACATATCACCAAACCCCTGGATACATCAAACCAGTGTGGCCAAGATATATCTCAACAGCTGATTGCACCGCTTGAGCTTCGTGTGAGCGCAGTTCTTCACTTCCTCGATATTGCACCGAGTGATCACCCACTTTTTCGCTTTGAATGCCTAAATTCGCTTGACTTACTGAGCATTCCTTCATCACATCAGCGACCGCCATCGTTGCCCGCTTGATACGGTCAATGAGCGGCAAATTCGTGCCCGCTGTGATGATTGCCTCCGCCCTTTCGAGCGTGAGGTGATCCACCTGGTAACTCGCGCGCGTGGCATATCCGTCGAATTCAGAAGCAGAGATGGACGTACCACCGTTACCTGTGTAATAGAGATAGTCGATAAATGCGTCCATCCTCTGATTCCTTTACTCAGTAGCTGAGATTAGGATCCAATTACATCAGCTGTAACGGTTAGGTAAGAAACCTTAACCGCGGCAGATGAAACGAAATCCACAACCTCGATAATGTCACCGACTGCAGTGGTAGGCTGAGTAGAAATTGCAGTGAATCCGGTGTCGTTTTGCCCATAAACAACGCGGGTAGCGGGATTCAGGCGGTATTTTGCGGTACCGGTTGCACCTGAGGCGGTAATAGCAGTTTTGCCACTGGTGCCCGCGGCAAGTGTGGCTCCTAATTCCGCCGGTGAATACATGCACCGAATTGCGGTTGGTCTGGTTACCTTGTGGGCGTAAACCATGCGCCCCTGAACAGCGGATGCACCGATATAGGCGTTAGTCAGATCCTTCAATCCGATTGGCACGCTCCATTCATTCACACGAGTTACCCATCTGGGATGCCCGGCAATCGCCTGCAGACCAGGGGTCGCATCGTTCCATTCATACAGCGTGAATCCGGCGATCTTACCAACCGCGCCAGTTTGAACAACTGCATCACCAAGATCACTTGCCTTGATGAATTCCGGCGATTTCAAAATTAGGGCATAAAAATCGGGGGTGACAAGCGCATAACGGCCAGTCAACGGGATCTTTGCCTTGCTCATTTTTGTCCTCAGGTCGACCATTGCCGCATAAGCGTTCGCAGCAGTCACCTGGGCAACATTTTCGACCGTGCCATTTGCGAGCAGCTCGGTAGCACCGTCAGAGTCAAGCTGCAACCCCAAAGAGTAGGCAGCAGAATCCAGTCGATCCGCAATCAAACCGTCAGGCACTGAAGCGGCCTCATAGCCATCAATCAACTCATTGACAGCCTTGTCCTTGTTTACAAGAATATCCAGGTACGTGGTCGCACCTTGGGCAACTGCCTTGCCAGTGGCAACATCATAATCGCCAACGGCGACCTCGGTATCACGAACGGGAATCCGCACTTTTCCAGCAACCGGATCTCCCTCGTAATCGTTGTTAAATACAATCCCGTCCTTCAGGACAAGATCATTTCTCAATTTCGCAAGCACCAGCTTGGAATAGCGGTCTTGCGCGGTATGTGTTTTTGCCATTTTCTTTTAATCCTCCATAGTAGTTATTCCACCTTCAACCCTGGGTTTCGCTTCAAAAACGCGGCTTCAACACCGTCTTCGCCTCCAGAGAGTGGCGGTTTGTGTTTCATCCCTTCAACCGTTGTGGTCTCGGGCTCGGTATACTTCGTGTTCTCAGCCAGAAAAGTCTTTAGATTGTCGGCAAACTCGCCTTCCATCTTTCCAACTTTGAAAAGTACATACTCAGCGTCATCAGCTTTCACACCCGCTTTGATTACTGCAAGCTCGCGTTGGAGCTCAGTATTGCGGGCAGCTGCCGCCTGGTATTCTTTTTCCCGTTCAGCGGCTTTCTCCGCCTCGGTCTGTTGAGATTTCTGCCATTCCTCGAAGGCTTTCAACTTGTCCTGGGGTGGCATCTTAGCGCGTTCCCGTGCCAGTCTGTCAGCGATCACCTTGTCAAGCTCTGCCTGGGTGAATGTCTTTTCCAGCTTTTCAACCGTAGGATTGTCCTCGTTCTGAGTAGTAATGTCCTGATCTTTATCAGTAGTGTTGGCTTTTTCTGCCATGGTATTCCTCCGTATGTTGCTCGTCAGCATGCGTTATGGGCTTTGGGGAGTTAAAACAAAAAACCCAAGACACTGGCCACTATTTCAAGTGACGTGTCTCGGGCGGGAAACTCCGAAAACCCTATTTGGTTGTGCTTTTATTATATCACATTTTTATTTATGCAAGTCAATTAATGCAAAACGCCCCTGTGTTAGAGGCGTTTGCTCATAGCTTAGTGGATTGATTCATTCGCAACGGCGTACCTGTATTATACTCCGGTATTATTTTGCCTTCACCTGTCTAAACCCACTAACCGCCATTCGGTCCCGTGAATCCGGCAATCCAAACTTCTTACTGAGTTCCAGATATTTATCCTTGAGTTGATTGATTCTCAATTGCTCAACACGTCTGCTCACATCATCCCCAGATGCCTTCGCAATGATCGCTCTATCCTTACTTTGCCTTACTGAGGTCTCAATACGTCTCTGCAGCTGGGCGGCTTCATAACGTGTGTATTCCTTGCCCTCGAATTCGATCTTCTCAGTAGATTGTTCTTTCATCGCTTGTCGTTCATCCTCAGTACAGAGAGGTTCACTGAGGCCTAAAATTATTGGGTAGTACGTATGCCGGCAATTATATTGACCAAACTGTCGGGGCAAGCTGTTTTGAATATCCTCAAATTCCTTGTTTGTAAACTGCCTTCCCTGGTATGGAAGATGATCCTCCGCACAGTAGTTGTGAGCGTCAATTTCAACCCCATCGGCTCCAAACTGTTCACCCGTGCGCATTGAAACTTCGTGAACGATATCCTTCACGCCATCGAGGACGTTTTGACGGAGGGCGCTATCAAGCCGTCTGGAGTATCCACTTTCGTAATCCAACACCCTGATTCCGCTGTCAGCAGTTTGTTTGAGAGCACTTCTTATCGCACTTGAGTAATCTCTGTTACCTGTCGCTACCTCCGCGATCGCTTGGTCCACCAGGTTGTGGTAATGGGTTTTGAATCCCTCGTACTTCACGGTCCCGTCCAGGTCCATTACCCTGAAGCCAATCGCGCTCGTGTTACTGAGGTTCAAAAAGGTGTTTTTCGTATTACTCGCGGTCGCATTGACGAAATTCACAATCGCTCGCTGCTGCTCTATTGGGACCTGAGTAAGCCCCTTGGCAGCATAGTATTTGTTCATACTCTCATAAAACAACCTCGCTGCCTGTGAAAACACTTCCCCAGCTGTGGCGGTAGACCGGTCGAGCTCTTTCAGAATTTTCAAAAAAAGTTCATCTGCTTCTCTATCCGCCTCTGTAAGCAATAAAATGCGGTCAAATCCGCCGCTTTGTGCCAGTGCGACCCTCTTACCGAGTGCCCGGAGAATATTGGAATTCAGCCGGGCGATACCCTTGGAGGCTTCCTTTGCGAGATCGTCGAGGTGAAATAACGAAAACATCCTTACTCAGTAGGCTCTTCCAACAGATTAGTTAGCATCGGTGTTTCTTCTCTCATTGCCTGGATGGCTTTAGCCGCTTCTTCATCAGATTCGCCCATAAAACGTTTGCGATATTCAGCCTTCGACCTCAACCCCTGGGCAACTTCTTCCTGCCACACTTTGCGCTCAGTATATTCATCGGTGATGTACGAATCATCCGCAACCACCCGTACATCTTCCTCGTGCTTCACACCAGGTACATGCAGGATGTTTTCACCGATCCATAACACCGCTTCTATCAGCTGTTTCAAAGCTGCTTCAACCCCGATCATTTCTCTGGAGATATTACGTATCAATCCCTGTTTTGATCCCGTGTATTCCGTCGCCGTCTTTACCATCCCATCTTCATCGAGCTTGTAGAATCCCTTACCGAGGCCGATCTTGAACGAGAAAATATCCAACATCCGCTGGACCCCGTCCGCATTCTCTTGGACCCGTAACTGTGGGTTGTATTCTTCAAGCAGAGATTTTTCAGATTTCAGACGATCACCCACATTGATAAACAGCGAATCACCCATCATCTGAGGTGCAATGAACCGACCCTTATCATCCTGGGCAAACAAAGTGCTGTTCATGAATACCATTTTGCGGCCCAATGTGAAGTCAACAATGAAGTTATCGAAGGCAGTATCAAGCCCCTTGAGAATGTCCTCGTTGCCGTCAAGAATGCCACACCCAAATGGACCAGCCGGGTCATAGCGGTTGTAGCCGGCTTTTCTGATCACTGAGAACCACGGAATCGGGCTGCCAGTGCGAACAACGACCGGCTCACCAATCACCTTTCCATCCTCATCAATCGTGAAATAACTGATCGTATACAACTCGTTTTCCAACAGATGCATACTCACATCGTAGTTCTTTTTCCCATCACCGATACTTTTCTCGGAGACGAATGCCACTTCTTTGATGATGCCATTGCGGTGACTAATGGGAATGATCTGATCGCCGGATAGATAATTGATACCAATGTCTTTGCCGCTCAGTAGTTGGCCGCTGTCAGCAACCACCGTGCCGCCTTCCACGTATGCCTCCAATGCCGCGGTCCCAGCCCATCTGGATACCATGATCAACTCGTTTGCGTTTCTCCGGAAGTCATTGTCTCCCAGTATTCCACCATTGCCATCATCGCCCTGGAGCCATTCTCCGCTTGCTTTATCGTCAAGCTCAAACACAGTCAGCTCATTGAGTAGTAATGAAGCCCAATCCTCGCACGCGCGCTTGAACATGTCCGTCCGATGACGTTTCATTTTCGCAGTCCGGTTGCTTACCAGGTCCACACTCATGGTGTACTCATAGAACCCATCAATTTCACCATTCAGCCAATCCCGCCAGGTGTTGATCTTTTCATACATCGAACTAACGGTTATGTTTCGTCCGGTTAGCTGTTTGATCACTTCAATAACTTTTTTCTGATCCATTACCGCACTCCAATCTCATCAATAAAGGCCTCCCAGGAGTATTCCCAGGCATCAGCCACATCAGCAACGTCCGGGTCATTATCCAAACGCGTATCCTCTTGTTTTGCCGGATCCCAGGCTTGATTACTGAGTGAGTAGATCAATCCCCGGCATTCTTCCATAATCTGCATCTGCTCGCGGTTCAATAGCTTCTCCTGGGCGTAGATCCGCGTGCGAATTTCCTCTTTTTGTGCCATGACCGCTTGTACTGGCAATCGTTTCTGATTTAGCGCTTTGGCAATCCCATTCATGATCGTTTCCGGGTGATCACAAAATGCGTAAGTGTGACGTAGACCTTTGTATTTCTCCATACCTTTGATTACAAAATCCACAAACTCCCCCTCGATCCTACTTGGATCCACGCCTTTGCTCTTCAACTTATGCTCCATCAGGGCAACGACCCCGCGCCCACCCCGCCGGATACCAGTGGCAACAAAGACCGTGTGCGAGTGGTTTTCGCCAAAATCCAATCCGTAGGTAACGAACTGCAGATCCTCGGGTGCTTTTTTCACGATCCACTTGTCGGGGTTGTCTGCAAATTGTCTGAATATCAACCCCTCAGCAATTACACGTTGCCCCAAAATATCGCGCCTGTACCAAACGGACTCGGGGTTATACTGAGCTTTAATTTCACCCCTTCGCTCCTCAGTAATGCTAAGATTGTCTTCCAGTGTGAAGTGCTGGTACTGATAGCCTGGTAGCTTTTGCTCTCGGTATAAGTCAATGTAGTCAGCGTAGATCGAGTGATTGGGATTGCAGGGGTTCAGGTCCCAAAGGATCAGGGGATCCAGTGCCGCGGCCTGTCGACCCATGGCCACTTTGATAAAACTCGTCCGGCTGTCAGGGCAATCGTAGTGTTCGTTGATCTCAGTAGCAATCCAAATCCCATACGAGTTGCCCAGGATCCGCTTGTAACTGTCCGCTTTTCCACCACCGGCAAAGATCACGATCTTCTCCCCGGTCTGTGTCTGAATGTACAACGCTTCGTTATCCCGGAACTTACCCCAACGGCAACGACCACGAAACAACGCTTCAAGCCCAAATCCATTGCAGACGCCAATATTCAGCTTCGCATTTGCGAGTGTGGATCCAGATGCTAAGTGAATCTTATCCCTGCAGATTTCGAGGCGTGCGGCGGCGATAATACAGTGAGATATAGTTTTGCCGCTCCGTATGGCACCCTCTGCAACACTTATCTTCGCGTCTAAACCACCACGGATATACTCGGAATGCTTTTTTGCCAATGGCGCAAAGGGAATCGTCCGCTCAAGATTCATCGCTGCCCACCGCTTCTTTTATCAAATCAACAATTGCCGATAGATCCTCGACAGTTTGGCCATCGCTCCTGGTAGTTTCCACATCCAACTTTGCGTATTTGCCCAATGTTTCCAGTGCTCTTTGTGCATCGTAAAATTCAAATACCGGGCGCCCTTTGCGATCGTAGCTTAGTTTCTTTACCAAGTATCCATACCGCTCGAAGGTGCCCCAGTCGATATCCACCATTTGCCGGCGTAAGATTGGATTACCTTCATCATCTCTCAGTATCTTTCCATCCAGATCTTTTTCTGGTACATCCGCAAAGATGAAAAAACTCGCCGGATTATTTCTCACATACTGAGACATCCGCGCAACAATCTCATTGGCATTGACGCCCATTTCAACTAACCGCTCATTGATAACCTCGAGCACCGCGGGGTTGTGGAGTTGCCGGTACCCGGTCTTTTGCGGGCTGCCATAACCAGCCAGTTCTGCGCTTTCTTTTGCGTTCCAGGTGGTTAGATAGTGCTCGACGAAACAGCGTTGCTTTGGTGTTAGCATTGAATCCTCAGTAACATCAGTGGTTGTTATTCTGAAACACCGGTTGTTTTCTTCGCTCGGCTCGTGCGGGGTTTCTTGACCTCATTCAGGATCTCTCGAGCTTGTGCATCATGCTGGTGAAAGTTTTCGAAAAACACGCTCGTATCAGATCGCATTTCCTTTACTTCGCTCACCAACCCCTGGGTGACGGTCGTCAAATCCTTCAGACTGTTTTCAACACACTTCAAAGAATCGTTATTCTCGATCCGCTGTTCCTTGTTAAACGCCCGCCATTTGTCGTCAATCTCACCGATGAATTTCTGCCATTTATCAGATTCTGACGCCTGGAATTGCTGATCACTGGCATTGCGCTTTGCCATCCACGTCAAAACGTAGACAAAGAACACAATGAATATGCCAATGATTGCTGCCTGTTCCCAGGCGGTCGCTGGGAGTAACTCGCCCCCAGTCATCCGGCGGCCTCACTGTTTTTTACTTCTTCACAGTCTTCTTCAATATCTTCAATGTCAAATTCATACAAATTTACTTTCCTGGTAAGTGCACTGCCAATCGCATCATAGACCTTACTTGCTACCAGCCCAAGTGCCAGCCCAAACAATGCCGCTCCAAACCAGGCAGTGTAATCAGTGGGCATACCAAGGCTAATTTGATACAAAAGCCCTATCACCAACCCGATACCGAATGAGACCGCTGTTAACGCCTTCCCTTGGATACCAAACACCTTGACTAACTCCACCAGCCCCATGACCACAAAAATCAGGGGTACACCATTAATCACTTGATCAAAATTCATTTCTACCTCCGTAATTGGTTAAACAAAAACACCCAGAACATGGGCGCTATTTCAAACACCATGTCCCGGGTGGAACGATCCGGAATTCCTATTTAGTTATGTTGATTATAGCACAAAAATTACTTACTTGTTACGATTTTCCAAAACCCGTTTGATCAACCGCTGCAACCTTACATCGGATACAACCCAAAAGATGTCGGCCCCACATTGCTTGCATGATGCTTCAAGACGGCGTACAAGCACACCACCGACTTCCAAAAATATTACCTCACCAACAACAAATTCCCTGCCAACCTCATTACCGCATTTTGGACATGTAACAGCAGATTCACTAATCATCAATTACCTCGGAGAATACTTTATTTTGGTCCCAACACAGGCGCGCGCATTCCCGGTCGGCGATCGCCTTACAGCCCTCGACCGTTGCCCCACTAACGGTGAAATACTCGTAAGTCTCTTCATTGATCACCCGGTACGTCAGCTTACGCGCCTTCCTGGGCTTCCTTCTCAGTATGTCAACCAGTCTGATTTCGTCGTTCATTTCGCTCCTAAATATCTAATTGCATCACTGTTACTTAAATTGTTCAATCTCGCTACGAGATTAATCACATCCAATGGAACCGTCGTACAACCACTAAAACACCCGCATAATTGCTTCTCTGTATCAACCCAGAAGCTCGGGTTTGCATCCTCGTGAAATGGACATTTTGCTACGCCCCAATGATCGCCAGTGAAGGTAATATCGTTGATGTAATCCTCGATCCTATGCGATCGTTTTACCTCTTCCACGTTCACACCAACCTCCATGTCAAGGACTTCAGCGGTTGAATACTCAGTAAGGTCGCGATCAACGGTCATACGACGCGGCACTTCCACTCTCTCCATGAGTTTCAGCGTTTCTTTTGGAAACAATTCCCCTAACTCTGACCAGATCGGGAATTCCCCAACTTGATACTCAGTATAGATCGCACCACTGGGGTGAATGGAGCCAGGAAGAGTTACTAACCCACCCCTTCCTTTGACGTCGATTTTTCCAAAGTGAAGATTCTTGATCTCACTTGTACATCGTGTATACAAATGTATTCCCCGTGCTGTTCGTACCTTATATGAGTCATACAACACCTGTTTTGCCGCTGGTGTTCCTTCCGTTCCCGCCCACAAAGACCACCTCAGGTACTCAGTAAGATCGTCGAAGTCGATAACCACAAGGTTATTGGTGCCAGTAACAACAGCAGCATTTGACGGTATCCTGAACCACCGGATTAGTTCACTCTCAGTAGGCAGCTGCTTTTGGTAGATCCCCCATTTGATCTTTGGTATCTTCGTCCCCAGGTGACAGGGTATCACTGAAAACCCCCTGGAAACAAACCAGAAAACAAGATCAAGCTGGGTGCCGGAGTTTTTAACATTAGTCATAATTTTTCACCATCTGCGGGTTGTGCGGGGTTTTAAGTGCCATCTGGAAAAAGTATAAAAATACACTACAATTCTTTAACATAAACTTTTTTTGGGCAGGATATGGGTTGCAGGAATTGTGTAAAGCCCGCACTCCAACGAGAGAGCACTTTAGAAGTGTAATTTTTAATAACTTTAAAACAGCCTTCCAAAGCCCGCACAACCCGCAGATACCAATTGTTAACAATTTCAATTCACCCATTTTATTCCTAACTATTTATAGTTAAAACGGTATGTTTGCGCTTTGTTTCTAATACGCTTTTCCATGCCAAAACGTTCAACAAGGCGATCTGTAGCATACATAATTCGCCTGCCAAAAGTCTTGATCGATTCCGGCCACATATACTTCTTCTTTTCATCTGCGACCAGGGCTTTTGATTCATCGTGTAATTCCTTACCAGTTACCCACCGGCCAACATTGCCAGGTTCCTCCAGCCAAATACCGATGGCGTCAATTACATAATTTTCAAAATCTGTATGAGTCAACATTTTTCTCAATTCCTTTCTATTTATGATCAAACCGATATTCCATAATATGATTGCGATTTTCCTGTGAATCCATTCCATACCTTTCCTTCAAAATACTCTTTATGTTCATCAACCTCTTCCCAAACGCCTTCACGCTCCGTGGCCAATCACTGTCCGGCTTATTGCCATTGAAGAGTGTCGTTTGTGCCTCCGTGTAGATCTCCCGGGCGGTAACCCAGCGGTTAAGGTTGCTGGTTGAAGTTGCAGAATACAGCGAGTTATTCAACCATGCGTCAATTGCTTCGATCACGATTTCACCATCCGCAAGGAAATTCGTTTGCGCGAGCTTCAAATCGACTACAATCTCATCCCACAAGTCGACTCTGTCTGCCTGTGTGCTCATGAGGCGGCCAAGTGCTTCCCAGTCAGCCATACGGAGGGTCGAATATGCGGGGAGGTCGCCGTCTTGAAGTTCCTTCACTACTGAGTTCAAGCTTGTCAGCATATCTCCCCACCAGGCGTTGCGCAGGTTGTCGATCTCCTGGAGGAATAAGCTCTCTCGTTTGCGGTCATCATCATTGACGCGGTTGAGGGGTAACAGCAGCAACCTGTCAGCTAAATCGTCACGCCGGAGTGTGTCGGGAGTTCGCGCCGTTACTGCAATCCAACAACGGTATTTGAGAATGCCTAACTCTTTGGATGTATATAATTTTCTATACTCGTCCATCGCGCCGGTACTGATCCTGGCCAGCTTGTCTTGCAGCCACGGCTCCAGGGTATCGAGATTATCCATCGCGTACAAGTGATAGTGACTGGCAGTTACTGAAAAATCATCGGGTTTTACGGGCACGCCGCTCACTTGCGCCCACTGGCCAAAGAGTAACCTCAGTAGAAGACGGAGCGCCATGGACTTGCCGGATCCTTTTTCACCGAGCAACACCATCATTGGCTTTGTAGGGCACAGCTCGTTGAAGAACAAACTTTGGGACCATACCTGGTATGCCCAGGAGTTCTTTGTCTTTGCCCAATTGGGGATCTCAGCAACGGTAGCGAGCGCGTCGTTGTGGTCAGTCAGATCCGGCTCATACGGCTCCCAAATATGCAGATCATCAAAGATCACTGGACCGTCACCATTGACTTTGAGAGTTATTGAAACACCATCAAGGCAATAACACTTGCCATCGAATCTGCTGACCCACAGGAGTTTTGTGTCATTATCGTAGTACGCCATGCGGACCACGTTTTTGATTTCAGAGTTCAAAATCGCCGCTGTCTTACAGGCATTACTGAGTACACTGAAGCCAGTGCTTGCCGGATTTACGCCGGTCAATTCATGCAGCCATGCGTGCCACAGCTCAGTATCAAGCTCAAATAAGCGGTGTTTATCATGCCAGAGGTAGAATAATTCCCCCTCCGGTGTGCGGATGAATTTTCCATTATCATCAAGCCAGGTAAGTAACAATGACTCTGCATTACTGAGTCGTATCCCAGCGGATACACCTTTGACCGGAGTAAGGATAGTTTCCAGTACTTCTTGAAACTTCGCGTCCGGTGGGTTCATAAGGGGGTTGCCCAGACGTTTTGCTCTGTTTGCGCTAAAACGGGCGCCCAGCTTCAATCTCTGGTATCCGGTGCTAAGTTTCTGCTGCATCTTTGCCAGGGCACCTTGTAAGGCGATATTCAGCTCAGGGGGGAGACCGCTCAGGACCTCGATAATCGACTCTTTTACGGATCTCCCGTTATAGTACATCTCGAGCCAAATTTCCCGCCATGGTTCACATACCGGCGCGGCTCCCGTTGGTGGTTGATCCACGTGCAGCGCCATGGCAATCAGCTCAAGCTCCCCCCACCAGGTATCAGGGTCAAGGTTGCCATAAGCTCCGATGATTTGCGCCTGATCACTGGCGGGGATATTCAATTTGGCTAATAATTCGTCTATCGACGTTGTTTGCATAAGGGTGCTTTATCCCTTCAAAAGTAATGTTTCAATTGTTTTACTGAGCGCAATTGCTCGGTCTGAAGTCAGTGTTTGACCACCAGTGATGTTCGCGAGCTCGGTTAGGAATTTTTGACCATGAGATCGATCTTCCGGGCCACAATAAACTGTGGAAATCTTGTTCTTATACGTCCGTGCAACCGCTAATGCTTGCTCTTTGCTATCCGGCTCACCATCAGAAATTACAATGATGTTCATTCCTGGTACATCCGCAATTTTCGCGTACCTCAGGGCATGGGCAAGGTTGGTCCCGCTGCCTTCATATATCGGGATACCACCAGGGCAAAAGAATGCATTGTCTGAGAAGGAAATAACCGCCACTTTACCGGGTTTGTTTCTCTGTATGATGGCGAGTTCCTCACAAGCGACTTCATAACGGGATTTTTCGCCTCTGGAATCGTGTTGCCCCATGGATCCGGACACATCCACGATGGTTACAATTTCAGCGTTGGCAAACAACTGGGCGATCGACTGCCCGGTGCTCTTTGCAATCGCGCTGATGGATCCGGGTACGATTTGAGTGTTAGGTGCGGTCATTTTCTACCTCCGCCTCACCTGCAGCCCACCACAACCACATACCGAGCAGCAGCAGAACTAACATTACGCTTATGCCTGCGAGAAAACCTGCAACGAAGGTCATTCCTGCACCTCCGGCATCCACTCGTAAACAATGTCTGCATTCTTGCCGCTGTGCAACCGCCACACAGTGCCGTCAAATGAGGGTACAAGCCCTGCGTTCCAAAGATTTACTGTAGGCGAGAAATCGTGTTTGAAGTCAATGGCAGAAAACGATGAGACGTAAGCCCAGACCGAATCCCTGACCGAAGCCCAAACTGAATCCACGACCGAAGCCCAGATAGAATACCAGGCAGAATCCCTGACCGAAGCCCAAACTGAATCCCCGATCGCATCTACGACCGAATCCCCGGCCGAAGACCTGATCGAATACCAGACCGAATCCCCGATCGAAGACCAGACCGAAGTCCAGCCTTTTAGCCAGCGAATTTGTTCATCCGTCGGCTTTTCCACCTTTGGCAACTTAAATGGATTTACAACTGGTTTGATAATCAGCGGCTCGACAATTGTCTTGAAGTCCAGCCTGTTTGCCCACTTCTCCGCCGCTTCGCTGTCATCACGCTTGCTGTTAATCTGGTCAGTCTTGAACGCTTTTGTCAGCGGATTGAACTCGTACTTGTTGCATCTGTCTTCGTTCAGCTTGAAGTGCGAACAGATGTGCGAATGACTATCTGCACCGCCTTCATCATCCGAGTGTGCCTTGCGATACTCCCAATCGAAGTGGTAATACTCCGCTGGGTGGTGGGCTGGATCTGTTACGAAACTAAAGAATTGGCACATTATTCACACTCCTTACCGTACACAAATGTTTGCGTTTGTGTATCGTTAGGTGACTTATCATCCTGCCGCTCTATGTCACTATGAACGGTAAATCGTTCACTTTCCGTCTCAAGCTCGGCAATATATTCGCGCAACTCTCTCTGCGCCTTGTCAATCCGCGTCTGCCAGTTGGGTTCAATCTGCCGCCCGAATGCGATGCAGGCAGAGACTAACTCGTTCACAAGTTCGTTTGATTTAGCGCTCATCCCTCACGCTCCTTTACTATCATTTTCTCTTTCCGTCAAAATATCCTTGATATACTCCACCATCAACTTGTAATATTCCAACAAATGGGAGTCGTGTGTCACTGCCGCGCGATCTTTGAAGTACGCCAGGGAGTCTTTCAGCGTGGCCGTATCAGTGTTCTTATCAATACGCTTAATCATCGCGTTCATTTCCTACACTCCAAACTTCGACAGATCCGCGGCGATGTTGGCTTTTTTCCCCTCAGTAATTACAGCAAAATCCGCCGCCTCGGGGTTTTTCTTTGCCCAATCTTCAACCATTTTGAGATCAAGAACCTCACTGATTGCAACTGGCATATTGACCCGCGCCCATTCAAGCGCCTTTGCTTCATCAATCTTTACTGAGGTGCTGTTGATCAACCAGGCAGCTTTGAACGGAGGTACGAACTCAGGGTTTTTGAGCAAGCTTGCTTTCAGCGAATACTCAAGCTTCTCAATGTCCGCGCTCACTTTTTCCAACAATCCGGTATTTACTACAAGCTCATCATCGCTCAGTAACTCAGCCCTGCGGGCTCTTACCAGATCCTTCGCCGCGTCTCGGATTTCTCGCAGCTCTCTCAGATCTTTTATCATTGCAACAAATTCGTTATTGTCCATTTTTCTCCTTTACAGCCATTCTTCCACTGGATCTTTTGCACCTGCTGGCCAAGAAACGATCAATACCCGCCCCTGGCCATCAACAATATCCTCCCATGAGAGGATCTTCTCTACTTCGATCATCGAGAATTTTTGGTAACCTTCAATCAGAATCATTCCGGATCTCAGGGGCGCGCGATAGCCATACGATCTCTGTAATACTGAGGGCTCAGGCTCTCTCAGTAATGCCTGGAATGCCAGCCCCGCTTCATACCGTGCGCGCGTGTCCGGGTCTTTGAGTACGTCATAAGCGGTTTTGATACGAATGAAAATGTCCGCGGCTGCTTCTTCAGCACAATGATCCGGATGCCAGATCATCGCCATTCTGCGAAAACCTTTGGTAACTTCTTCAGCTGTGGCTGCCTGACTTATACCGAGCAAAGAAAAGTAACTCTCTGCTTCCCCTGGTGTTGGCAATGAACCGCCAAAAAAATCACGCAGTACTTGCTCTGGAAAAATCACATTCCAGTTGGATCCGCCCAGGCCCAATAAACCGTAAGCACTGGAACCGCCATCTGACCGCGGCTTACAGCTGCCAACATAGCGGACAGTGAGGCGTTGTGTAATTCGTGACTGGTATGTTGTTTTCAACTCTGGTACTGGTACAGTTTCACCAAGGAATGCTTCAATCCAATGGGCGATAGTCGGTGCATGTTTTGGGTCCACAAGCCACACCTTGCGGGTGGGATTGTATTTGCGTTCACTCGCGGGTAATCCCTTGATTGACGCTACCAGCGCTGGGTCGTAGGGTGTTGCAACTACGACCGCACCATTTTCAATACTGAGTCTGCTGGGGTGAATTGTTCTTCCCATGACGGTTACCCCATCAGCACTTTGGTAACAAAAGCGATCTCATCGACGGTCTCTGGCATGGTGCCATTGTTCGCTTCTTTGACTTCATCTTCACCAAACGCGGCAATCAGGTCATCCAGGCTGAATTCAACCTTTGGCTGTCGGGCGGCAATTAGAGCCGCTTTTTTGGCTTCTTCGTCTTCTCGCACCTTCAGATCCGCGTCAATGCGGTTGATGTGCAGCGCGTCCTTTTGATCAGCGGTCAACACACCATCGAGAATCGAGAATTCAAAATCGTTGGGCACTTCGTTATCGGAGGGCGTTCTATCCCCAATTGGATCTTCCCAGTATTCCAGGATCCTTTTCCACGTACAGGGGTTCACCTTTCTTGGCAGCACATTGATCGGAGTAATACCACTCTCAGTAACTGTTACTTTGCTGAGCCGCTTCAGCACCAATCCAATCGGCGCCGGTCCATCGGGGTTATGTCGGGTCCAGATCCGCAAGCGGCTCTTTTCAACCACCGGTTTTTTACTGTCCGGGATCTCAGCACCTGTTTTTACTGAGCCAATCGCTTGATCCTTAAGGTGGGTGATCAGAATCACTAACGGTGCGACTTGTAACAATTCATCGATCACCCTCGCTTCATAATCAAAAGATACCTTCCAGATCTCCATGGCTTTGAAGGTGCCGTTGTGAGAGAAAAACTGTTTGAATTTTTGCGGTTCTTTTTGAACTACAGGATGAAAAGTATTCTCAAACCTACTCCAGGTGTCAAACACCAGTACCTTGAAGCCTTTGCCTTTGAGGGTTTGGATCTGTTCCATTACGTAGTTATGGAAGTCGATTTCTCTCATACCAATCGTGTCTTTGGTCAGGTTTGCATAGAATCCCAGTGGCGTTCCTGCTTCTTTCAGCTGGTTTGCGATCGACTGGGTTTTGAGGTCATCATCGAAAAACGCGATCTCCGAGGGTTGGAACCCGCAAGAAAGTGCGAAAGTCGTTTTGCCTGTATCAGGCTCGCCGGTCACATGGACCAGTCCGGTAATGGGGTTGGGTGTTGGGTTTTGTTTCATTGTTTTTCCTTGGTTCCTTTTAGTTTTGGTTTACTCCGCGAGCACGATTTCAAGGCGCTCGTTGGTTTTCAGTTTCAATGCGGCACGGATTGCCCGCTGGGTATTTTTGGGAATTCCCTTGTAGTCGCGCTCTGGATCTGTCAACCCTACCAGCGCCCACCCAGGCATTCCCCCTGCGTAATCCATGGCGGTTTTGAGCCGCTCCATGCCGATACCTGGTAGTGACGCTAAAATTTGATGCCCTGGGCTCAGTATGGATGGTGGTTTGGGTGGCAGGATCTGTGTTTCAGGTTTGTGAGACCGATTCGCTAAGCTGATTACAAGCTTTTCGTATTCATTGTCTGAAGCAGCGAACACCACTGCCGTCCCCATTTCCTGAATGGTCAACAACGCGCCCATTACTGAGTTCCAGTTCCATCCAGTCACTCCTCGGGGGGTAATGGTTTTGCCGTTCTCGGCTGGATAGAATTGGCCAGTAATGACGATATATGGCCAAATTGTGTCCATTGTCTCGTATCGCAGCTGCGCATCTAACCTTGCTTGTGCGCATTTTGCGCTTTGAACAAACAAGCGGTCGTCTTTCAAACTGTTCAGAAAATCATCCGGGGTTTTTCGCTCGATAACAAGTGTGCAATCATCCTCACAAAGTACATGAAGGTCGCCGTAGTCCAGAGCCGCTACTGCAGTTGGTACACCCCCAAAGGTTAGTTCTTGGACCCAGGTAGGTTCGCGTGAGTCACAAATTACTGCTGAAATTCCCATTTGTTTTTCCTTTACTGAGTAAGTTTTTTTCAAAATGCCGCGCCCGGGAGTCGAACCCGGCAGGTGGAAAGGAGAGTAACCACCTGGGCCATCCGCGCGAGCCAAGGAGAGAGTTAGACGCGAGTAAGTACGTCTAAACGAAGTTGGTCAGCGGCTTCCTGATCACGTTCTTTTGCGATCTCGAGAGCCTCATGCCAGGTGTAATCACCTGGGTGTTCCACGTACGCTGCTACGAAGCTGTCCGGTTCATGGACGAGTACTTCTCGGCAAATTGTGGAGAAATCGGATTTTGGTGCCATTTTTATCCTTTCAGGGCCGCTGCGATCATGTCATCGAGCTCAGGGCTGTCTTCAGTAAAGAAGCGAGACATGACAGGGGAGGCCTTAATCTTGACAAGCGTGAGTGCCTTGGCTTCTTCCGGTGTGCTTACGACCTTTACTACCCCACGGAGCGATGCTTCAAGAAGCTTTTTTGCGGCTTCAAATTCCTTTGCGCCTGCAGCAGGTACGCCGGAAGCAATTTCTTGAGGTTCCGTTACAGTAACGGGTACATCCCCCATGGTCGTCGCGCCGTAATCAGCGATACATTCGGCTTCAGATTTGAACACCTTCAAAAATTTGACGAAGGTCTCGTTCTTGGTATCGCCATTGGTGTTCGTGTACGTTTTGCCCGTTGGTTCAAAGGCAATCCGTACATATTTTTGGTCGATTTCAGATGGGGCGGCGCCCAGGTCTTTGATAGACTTCTGGATCATTTCCCATTCTTTGGAGTTCTGGATCAGGCTGCGTTCGACGTGTTTGGCGTTTTGTTCCGTGATAGGAACGATGGATAGGTCAATGGAGTAGACCATGCTTGTGTGAACGGTGGGATCAAATGGTACTTTGCCTTTACCCTTCACCAGGGCGGCTTTCCAAACAGCAACAAATGCCTGCCCCCAGATTTCATAAGCTGGTTGTACTACGGGTTCATCGAGAATACTTAGGTCGGTCATGATATTTTTTCCTTTTCTGTTTTGTTTGTAGTTTTATTGGTTGGTCGTTGTTACTCAGTAATAAGTTGTCTATCTGTTTCGTGCCCTCCAGTTTCGCAATCTTGGAGTGATCTCTTCCTGCCAGAAGGCATGTAAGACCATGGGGAGGATAAAGACCAGGAATGTTTTCAATAGGTATTCGTAGAGTGGTTGATACATGGGGGTTCTCCTTATTCCTATAATGCGGTGACGTAATGACCCTGGAGGCAGTTTTCATAGTTCCAACGGACTGGCGCCTTCCATAAACTGGAAAGCCATCTGGCATGTAAGTTAGCTGCTTCCTCTTCAGAACCATCGACACGGAAATTCTTGGCGTTATATATGGGGATGTTCTCCCAACAAACGCCACGTCGATCGATTTTGAATTCAACTTGGATCGTTGTCGGATTCTTTACTTCCGCCATAAGATCAGACACTTCACATGCCATTGCCAGGTCAAAACAATCAGTTCGTACATTCGGGTTGTTGGTAAGAGTTGGGTTGGTCAAGTAATATTTGGATCCTTTTTTTGTCCAGGTCCATACTCGAATTTCGGTATCATCTGGATATTTCTTCAACGCTTCGATCAATTCCTTTTTGTTCATTTTTTTCTCCTTATCTCTGTTTACAGATATCTTTGACTGTCTCAATTGCATCATTCGCCCGGTGAAGTTTTCCAATTGCGCGCCCCACCAGGCGGTAGATATCTTCTTTACTCAGTGTGGCATTGACGATCGTCTCCAGGTCCACCAGGGCTTCAGCGATGTAAAAGCTCGTTTTGTCCGCAAATTGCGCGCTGATATACCCATTTGGTCTTGCCCTCGTTGCCTCGTTGGATGTTGCCATTTCGCAGTTGTCGGTCAAATTCATTGCGATTTCGCCGCAAGTTGAATTTCTCTATCCTGGACTGTGCTACCCTCAGGATTGCGGCGGTCGAATTCCTGGCGGATCAGCCAGGCGACTTGGTTACCATAAGAGCGGAGATCTTCCCTCGCCATTGCCTGGAGCATGTCCGCGGCTTCAAGATCGTTCATTTGGATCATGTAGGTTGTTTTTGTTTTTTCTGTCATTGTGCCTCAATGTTCGTTTGACATTATGTTTTGTTCGTTCTAACTTACAGTGATTATAGCAAATATTTAGGGTTTGTCAAGAGGAGTTTATAAAATGTTCGCCACAACTTACTTCAAGTATGAAATAATATCAGTTGAAATGGACAATTTTTCCGTATGGCTGTTACAAGAGATAGAATCCCGTGGATGGAATCAGGCTGAATTACATCGTAAGTCGGGGCTGAGTAGAACAGTAATCAGTGATGTTCTCTCAAACAAAGTCTCCCCAGGCTATGAATTTTGTATCGCAGTGGGTAAAGCTCTACACGTCCCAGGTGATCACATTATGAGAATCGCCGGGCTTCTCCCCCCACTGCCAGAGCGCACCCAACAAATTGAACAGCTGATATACTTGTTTGAAAGGTTAAATGAAAAAGACCGCCAAACGATCTTGGATATGATGCAGTTTTTACTGAGTAAATAAGGAGAGGAAAATGAAAACACAAAAAGGCAGAGGCTGTTTGGTCGCTTTATTTATCATAATTGTCATAGGGATAATGATCGCAATTATCAGTAGTGGCGACAGTGACAAAAAGCTTACAAGTGGTCAAGTTACATATGTTGTCGAAGGCACTGCTACAAAAGCAAATGTAAACTATTCCAAGGATGGCGGTAGCCAGGAACAAGTTGCTGACGTTACCCTACCTTTTGAGAAAATCCTTGAAGTAAAGTATGGCACCCCCCTCGTAATAATTGCACAAAACCTGAATGATTCCGGTACTATTACCTGCAGGATCCTGGTTGATGGGCAAGAAATTCAATCAGCAACAAGCGAGGGGGGCTTTGTGGCCGTTTCATGTAGCGGGATGAACATGCCAAAACCATAATTGTGAATGGCTATCAATCAGCTCTAAACATGATACAGTTTATACTGAGTCAGAAATAATAGATATGAAAAATCTAAAATACTATTTCATTGTTGGGATCCCCCTATCGTTGGTTCTTTTCATTATTGGAGCGGTAACTGACACGTTCAATCTCGCGGCTTTTGCTCTGCTGATATTTTTCTTCTCGATCTTTTACCCACTAATAAAACTCTCGTATGAAAAACGTCAAACTTGGACACCTCCGGAACCATTTGAACGGCAAAAACGAGCAAACGACCTTCGCTCCCAATCCATAGCCTATTGTCCCAAGTGTCTTTCAACTTCGCTTACCGCCAACAAAAAGGGCTTTGGGATAGGCAAAGCTGTTGTGGGCGGCGCTCTGGTTGGACCTCTTGGTTTGGTCGCAGGGAATATCGGCCGCAGTAATGTTACTGTTACGTGCCTAAATTGTGGGAATCGATTCAAACCTGGGCGGCGCTAA